CTTATTGACGTTTACCTTGCAATTGTACTTTCGCAGGTAATCGAGAACAGTCATCGCTTGCGCTGTGGGAACGATAATATCGTCCCCATAAACGTAAACGCCACGAGAAACATTATAAATGTTCCTCTGCGTTACAGGGAGGTTAGCCTCCTTCAACAAGGCAATTACACATATTGTGTAAAAGTACATTGCCTCGATCGGAAAGCATAGAGCACTACCCATCGAAGCGAATTTCTTGAGAGGGGACACGAGTGTCCCATCAGGAAGTTCGGCTCGCGTAGATCTGCATGCTAAGATCGCATCCCTTAAATCGGGATTAGACCGAAACATCTCTATCGCAGGTGAAAGAGGAACTCGATCACTTGCATCAGAGAGGTCAATCGTTGCTAATTGACCCGAGAAACTACCAACCAATGCCAGCTTTTGGTTGATCGATTGATCACTAAAATTAATGTGACCACTCGTCAACCAGTAGGACTCGAGACGAGAATATAAAACGTCTCTTATCCCTTGCTGCACGAATTGCATGCAGCAAGGCTCAATGGCAATGATTCGGGGAGTTTTCAGAGTTTTAGGGACAGTGATCACCCTAACGGGTTGTTCATCTGCCTCTGACACGATCGTTACATTTTCGAGCTCCAATGAATCAGGTGGCGTCCCTAACGGGAAACCATTACCGATCAGAGGAAAGTAAGGCTCGAGACGATCGTGCCACAAACGCCAAGCATATTTCTGGTTCCCAGAAATGCGCTCAGCAGTTGCTCCAGGACCGTGTCTAGGTCTGCAGTCGTCCAATGAAATTGGCGAGATGCAAGAATCCCACAACACAGAAGATACACGCAAAAAATTCGCGTATTCCTCTTCTTGGAGCGTAAACTCTGAACTTGACTGCTCAAGTTGTTGATAACTGAGAAGCGCTTTGTAGACCCTCGCGGGTTTACAAGCAATTTCGATCTTCTTGAACGTAAGACAGATTTGTCGAATCGCCTCGACGATCGTAATTGCATCTTCTTTTGTTTCTTCATAAATCCTCCCTGTCTCACGGTTGAACAATTGACTGACCATACCTTGCAAAAATGCAGGGATTGATCCGCGTTTTCTGAAATTTCGAAATCGCGTTGAGTCAATGAATCCCTCTTCCAGACTTCTTTCGAAGTCTGCGGAGAAGGACGGAAGAATAATCGTAAGAAACGATAATCCTTCACGTTCAACCCGAGCTCTGACTGTCGTCAGATCTCGTAAATCAGAGACATCAGCGATGCACTTGTTCGATGCATCATAATAGATGCACTCGAACAACTTCAGATGGTCACTTACGTTGCTTTTCAAGTTGCCCTCCTATATGGTGGGTCGACTTCAAGCCACGTATGACTACCATGCGGATCCCAACAAGTGAATTCGGCGGAGGTATGAGTTTTAACTCAGGCTCCTCGGTTTCCCTACCAAATCCAATGGGGGATCAGCCAATCTGTGTATGGTGTGGTTGTAAACAAGAACGGAAGAGGAATTCTAGGGGCTGAAACACCCCGGCTTTTTAGGCTTTTTAGGATTCCTGGCCGTAGAGCTTGCCAACAACACCAGCGGTATTGATCCAGGCAGTAATACCTGTGACCAAGTAGCCAATGGTGGTTGCATCGAACCCGACTTCGGGTCGATCAATAACCATTTGGACAATGAGCGTCTCATAGTCATTAACAGAAGTTAATGGATCAGGGACGATCGCACGTTGCGTAATCTTCACCAAGGAACGTATTCGTCCTCGTGAAAGTTGATGTGAAACGGTCATAAAGAAAAGACCGTCCGCAGATCGGTAATCGGTGGAAGTTCCATCCGATTTGATCTTCGGCATCGATTTCGCAACAGAATTAACCGTTACAGATTGTGGATCGGTAAAAGCCATAAGTGGTTGACCTCATCAGTTTTATGAGTGTTAAACACACGGGGCCGAAAGGTACACTCCTGTACGTCCCGGTTTTATTACCGTGGTGTGATTTATCCTAGTGATAACCGACACGAGTCGGTTTCGATATGCCAAGGGCACCTAGGATAGAAAGACGCCATGGGGATAAAGTTTCCCATGGCGAGCCAAACCCGAATGGACTATCTACTCCCCTCCTCAACTTAACATCAACATTGTTGATATAGGTTAGAGTAACATCACCACGTTCAACAGGTAGCCTGATATTCAGGACCTGCCGTTTAACGGTGTGATGCATAAGGAATAGATACTTACACACGACTCCATCTTCGACATATGCGGTTAGAGCGTCGATATTTCTACCTACGTTCAATCCCCAGTCGATGAGCCATGTCCAAGGAGTTGCTCTCCAGATGTTCGAAGGGTTGACACGAACACCATACATCGTCGAATAACGATATATGGCGCTCAATAGACCATCATCAATATGTTGGTCGCCAGCCATATCGAATTCAGGTTTGTACCACTTGAACGCGCCCGACGTAGTAACTACTTGAAGTTTTTCTTCATAGTAGCTATACGTCGGGGTAGCGCCAGGTCGTATCTGCGAAATTTGGTCCCAGGTGTTATTTGGAAGTAAATTCCAAGTATAATCACCTGAGGCCTCATTCGTAACCTGTCTATCATCTAGAAGGACCCGCCTAACGTGACGAAATTGATCATTACCTTGTGCCATTCGGCGCATGTAATCATCAGCATTTAAATAAGCTTTAAAAAACTTATTTAAGTCGCCAAGGAAAGGCGCCCAACCGAATTGTTGGGTCAGATACTCGTCTGCAACCTGTTTTGGCTGCATACGCCAACCGGCTGGATTCAAAACGTCAGGCTTCCCTGAACGTCCTGCCTTACCGGCAAGGAAGTCCCACTCCTTGTGGAACCTCTTCGCCTGATCCATTAACATGGATGGCAGCTCTCGGCTTTCCGAGAGAAACACGAATCCATCGGCCATCTGAATTTTTGGCGCGGACTTAGCCCACGCCTCAGGTCCCCACGTGTGCGAAATATTCGGAACCAGAAAGTTGGAACCGAGCAATTTGGTACGGTCGGCATAGTTAAAACTAGTGCCTTCCCAATTACCAGCTCGGAGTGAAGCGGGTATATACCCGCCCACATACTTAGTAGGAACGTACCCCATACCGACAATACTGGTAAGGCCGTACGATTTATACTCTCCAACTCCCTGAAGTTTCGAGTATCCGGAAGGATCGATTCGAATTCTCGTGAAAGGACCACCATCCCTGAATTTACCGCTCTTGCTTTTTAGATGAGGAAAATCATCATCTACGCATAGGCTGTAATATTCATAGGGTAGTGGTAATTGGGCAGTAATAGTCCCTTTTGGAAGGGAAGCAGGACCCTGGTTAAATACCTGGGCCGGCACATATTTACTGCCATCCCACGCGAACAAAGTTCCCGTGACGATACGCAGTTCTCCATTCCACAAAAAAGTGGATCCGAGAAGGCGACCAAGTTTTTCACGATATCGAAGCCCGGGCACATCAAGTGTCATACAAAACTCCATTCGGAAAGTCAGATCTGGACAAAAGTCCAGATATGCACAGCTAACTAGACAATAGTCTACCTTCTTACCACGTGGTGGCCGAATTTAACGGCCTTAAAAGAGGATTTACGCCCCTTACAACGTGGAAGAGGAAAGTAGACCGTTTGATGATACGCATCGCTGCATATCAAGGGCCCCCGAG